AGCATACTCTTTACACGAAATCATCATCATACCTCCTTTATTTACGTTTGATTTTACTATAACAAATTTACATCATTGTAATATTGTTCCATTTCCTCTTCTGCCAAACCACAATACCTCAATGTAATCTGTGGGCTTGAATGATTGAACATCTCCTGCAAATGACATAAAAACAAAGCATCATCTTTATGAGCTTGTAACTGCCAATAACCAAAAGTCTTTCTCATTGAATGAGTGCCGACATTATACTTGATACCTACAGCTTTTGCAGCATTTTTCAGAATAAGACCAGCCGGACGAACTTCTATATGTCCATCTCCTTTTCGACTACTAAAAACATATTCGTTTTTTGCCGGTTTTTTCTTCAAACCATTATAATATTCGATAATGGCAGTTTTGCATGATTCATTAAGATAGAATGTACGGAACTTTTCAGTTTTATCTTCTTTGACTGTAATTCCATTCATAATACTACCATCTTCATCGAAAATCTGACTCCATTTCAGTTCCAACAAATCACTCGCTCTAAGTCCTACATTGATTCCAATAACAAACATTAAAGCATTACGATACTGTTTTTTCTCTACGAAATGGTTATACATCAGTTCCAGATCCTCCTGAGTACGGAACGGATATACTTCCTGTTTTTCGCCAACTTTATAATTTTTCTTGTAGTTACCTTTCTTTTCAGGTTTTTCAACTACTTCTAAAGTCTTCTCTACTGTCGGGAAATTGATGATTCTTGCAGATGTTCCATCAATAATATATCCTTCCATAATACTGCCCCTTTCTGCTATTATGGCTTACTCTTCGTCTTCAAGACCTTTCTTTAATGTGTCAATCCATTTCTTTTTGTTCTGATAAGAAGTATCAGACATTGAAATAAATTCAATGAATTTTGTGATTACATTAACCGTATTTGACACTGCAAGCATATAAATTTTTCTTTCATTTTTTCCTTCCAGTGTAATATACTCTTCTTCCTGGCAATCTGAATAATCAAATCCAAAAAAGCTACCGCTTGCTACTGTGTGATGCCCCATGAATACGATCTGCCATGCTTCCCGGCGTTTATCGTCTATCTTCATCTGGAACTCAAACATTTCTGATTCTGCATTACTGTGATGGTATGCATCGTTTGGATCAAACTTTGAATTGAGCTTATCCACAATTCTGTTAATCATATCAAAGTCTGGGTTAATTGTTTCCTGTCTGTTAATTGAATACATCTTTTCACTCCTTCGTATTTGTTTTAGCTCTTCTTTACAATATATATACTATCATACTTTTATAGCTTTTGCAAGCATTTTCTTTATTATTGTTTGTTTAAAGTTGTGTGATTTTTTATTTGGGACGATTTTTACATCGCCCCATTATTTAGATAGAAAGGTTTTTAGTAATAGCCGTAACAACAATAACCAGCTATTACAGTGGAGATGGGGGGAGTCGAACCCCCGTCTTAAACACGTACTAATTATATAATCTTTTACGCAATACCATTCATTCGGGCATTTTGTTTGAAAACGGTTGCCCCAGTGAATCAGGTAACTACTCCGTTGTTTGGCTTGTAAAGGTTTCTTACAACGTCCACCACTCTGTTGTTTTTTGAAGAGTCAACTTACAGAGAAAACATTCTCCTTTTGGATATTAGCTCTTAATACAGCCTGTTACCAATATCCCAATCTCACAGACTGATATAGCTTACGCTACCATTCTTAATTCTTCAGCGTTTATTTTAAGTTTGACTATTAGGTAGTCGCTCCTGCGAATTATATCCGTTCCATGCCCAATCGAATCCAAATTCATCCCCTTATGCTTTTCTGATGTCCAGCTCATTGATTTTCTCTTTGAAAAGATCTTCATATTTCCCCGTTACTTTTCCGATTCTCTTTAAGAACCATTCACGGATTTCCTGGTTGCTCAGTTTGGTTTTTGAAAGTACAGAAATCCAAAAAGTATTTACACTATGTTTATAATCAATGGAAATGTCAAAATGTCTAAGTTTTCCACCAACCAGCTCGAAAGAACCATGTTCTGTCAAATACTCTATAACAAGTGCCGGTTTTAACTCTCCATTTTCATCTGCTGCAACACAACTACCATATCCCACTGGAATTTCAAGACCTTTTTCGATGCTCCACTCTTTGTTGGCAACGTGAAAATAATACTCTGTATAATCACTATATTTCTCAAACAAAGACTCCGGCGATTCATTAGTATACCCTCTAAAAACAGGTTCTTGATCCATATCCCACACATGATATATATTTGCATAGTATTTTTCGCTATGCTTTTCTTCCTCTGGTCGGTTAAGTTCCATTAACTTTTCCCATTTACTACGATATTTCCACTGAACCTCATTCCCAAAACGTCTGATATCAATATCTTCCATATCTGGTAGTGAGTCATTTTCATCAATCAAATTGAGACATTCAGAAATTTCCTCATCGGAAAGACCACACTTCTTCAAATATACAGCATTGTCTTCTCTGCAAAGCTGATATTCTGTCATATTGTTGCGCCGTTCTTCTTCGACTTTCTTCTCTTCTTTCCTTCGGTTAAATTCATCTACTGAATCCTTCCAAGAATGAAAAATATTGTCTTTTCGCTCAACAATATATAATGGAGAATCTGGATGCTTTTTACTGTAATGTTCAACGGTTGACCGTAATACTAAATACCCTCTGTTAATCCACTCTCTAATACCAGCATCATCTCCAATTCTGATATTAAGGTTCGGATCAATATCTTCTTTTTTCTCCGTAACCGTATATAAATCAACATAGTATTTTCCATAACCAGCGTATGTATTGATTTTGCCAATCAATATATTCATAAAATTGTCCAGCTTATCAACAACAAATACTATCTCGTCTTTTACAAAGTCTCTTTCCCCACTCCTGAATGCTCTCATAATTTATCTGCACTTTCTTTTGAATTTCCGGGAACTAAGCAAAGACTCCTCTCAGTTCTGCTCCCGGAATGAATTTTGGTAACACATTTGACTCTATTTTAATTCGTTCAAGTGTGTTTGGATCTGTACCCATTCGTGATTTCGTTGTCTTTTTCTTAAAAGTACCAAAACCAACAAACTTTACACCATCATAATACTTGTAGGCATACTTGATACCTTCAAGTACCAGGTCAACGGCACTTTCAACCTCTTTTTTAGATTTTCCAGTAGTGCCACTGACCACATTTATAAATTCTTTCTTATTTAACATTCATGCTCCTGTTCCTGTGTTAGCGAACAGATGTAGCAATCCACCTCAGAATCCATAAAATATTTTTCTATGATTTTGCTTACTATTGACCAATCGCCACCGGCTAAATCGCAACCAATTTTGTACGGAAATCCGACACTCTTTTTATATTTGGCTGCGGTTTTTGCCACCGTAGCAATCGCCTTTTCAAGTGCCACATAATCTGTCTGGCAGAATCCTCTACCATAGCCATCTTGACCAAACAGATTTGCAACAACTTTTCCGTCATTACAATTTACGAATAATGTTCTTCCAAGTAAAATATTTTCATATTCATCACAAAACTCTTTGTACTTTTTGAATACTTCTGGATAAGTTCTTTTAATCTGAAATGCAATTCCTGCACCCATCACACCTTTACAGTTTGTCTGATGACAAATTATATCTACTTTATCCTGTTTTAATAAATCTCCAACTATATTGTAAATCATAATGTTTTGTCCTTTATTTTTGTTTGTTATGCGTATGCAACAGTAATACCTGCTTCTTCAAGTCTTTCTTTTAATCCAAAGTTCATTGTACTAACTGCTGCAATTCCGATTTTTGCATCGAATACATTTGTGATCTTCTTAACCATTGTGGCAGCTTCTACATTGTCCTCTGCCGGAATTTCATATCTCTTGCCACCATTTATAATAGATAAGTAAAACTTCTTTTCGCCTGTTTCATCATCTTTTCCCAGACCATAAGAAAGTCTGATATCGTCTGATGTGAATTTGATGACCTGATTTTCAATCTTGATATCAATGCCGTTTGCTGCAACAACTTCTACCTTTTCCAGTTTATTGTATTTCGCAACCAGATATCTCACATATCCATCTGTAAGTGTAAGGGTGCTTGTTACGTCAATGGCTTCGTCCAGCTTTCCATTTTCATTGAAATACTGCTGGCAACTCATGATCTTCTCTGCATTCGGATTTGTACATTTGAAAGAATTCGGAATCATAATACTTCCAGTCTTTACGACAAAATGCGGTAAAGCTGCTCTCTTTGCTGCCTCTTCCTTCTTTTTCAGTTTATTCATTGCAACCTGTACGAATTTGTTTAAAACCTTGATACTCTCGACAGAATCAAAAGATACTACAACCGGCGTACCGATGACATCTTTGTTCTTTACATTTGATCCGACTTCCTGCTGCGGAATATCTGAAAATGTAATAAGCACTTTCGGTGAATCTTTGACATCTGCCACACCGATAGCAACATCGCCGCTACCACAATCAATAACAGTATTTGAACTTAATACTTTTGTTTTTGTCTGGATTAACTGTTTAATCATCTTTTTCTCCTTTACACTTCTATAACTTTATTATGGCTTATTTGAGATATGAAACCATCATGCAACTTCTTTTCCGCATCTCTCCTGGCTTTAACCGCATCATCGAGTTCATCAAAATAACCCAAGCTATACGTTTTACCTTTAAAAGAGATTCTTGCATACCATTGTCCCATTCCTGAATGAAAAGAAACGCCGGTAACACCAGAAGTGTTATTTTTCTGCATACGCTTGTTTTTAATCCGATTCAAGTTTGTGCCTGACATTTCATATCACCTCGTTTCTGATTATAGTATATCATCTTTTCTTAATTTGTCAACCATTTATTATGGTTTAATTATAAAATTCTTTGTATTCTGTAGATCCAGCACTATTATCGAACCGATCATACACTATCATCTTTAATGCTTCTTTCGTTGCATCTGTTGCAACAATTTTTTCAAAGTCATCTGATTCCAGTCCATCATTATCATACAGCTCTTCAAGTACTATATCTTGTATGGATCTACGTTCTTCAAATACTTTATTTAGTGTTACAAGAATTGTATATGCACGTTCTTCTTTTGTTCCACCATGATATTCTGCTATTTTTAATAGATACTGAGCATCTACAAAACCCCAGTCCATAGAATATTTGTCTTGAAATTTCTTCACACTCTCAGAATCCGACTCAAATGATGAATCGTTATCTTTTGGGATTGTTTTTTCAATGATAAGTGGCTCTGGATCTGATTTTGTGACACTCTTTTCTATTTGGTTGGACTTTTTCGCTGCCACTACTGAAATAATAACAAGTAACACCAAAGCAACCAGAATAACAATTATGTGGGCAATCGTGCGTTTCTTCTCATAGTCACACTCTTTTCCTTTCTTATGTATTGTCATAACGCCCTCCTACTCATGCATAAACATCATAAGCACAAGAGCTAATCTGATACATACGTTTTCTTCTTTTAAGATACGTGCTGCTTCTTTTTTATCTACAAGTAATACTTCGATTTCTTCTGACGCTTCTTTATATTTATCGGAAATTTCGCCAGTTACCTTGCCTACTACAAGTGTGCAAGTTTCGTCAGTCATTCCGGCACTTGAATAACCGCCCTTATTTCCAATCGGCAAATCTGTGATTTCAAGTGTCAACCCTGTTTCCTCATGCATTTCTCTTATTGCTGCATCACAAACGCTTTCTCCATCGTCAACAAGTCCAGCCGGAAGTTCATAGATATAACCACCGATTGCATATCTGTACTGTCTGATAAGCACCAGTTTTCCTTCTTCTGTTGTTGCACAAATTGCAACAGCATCAACTTGTTTACTTGGATTGATTGCTTTTAGTTCATCAACTTCTTTAGCTCTTGAAGCCACTAAATAATCAATTTCTTTCTTGGATTTTGTTTCTGCGTGAACTTTGAAAAGGTTCAAAAACTTCTGATCCGTGATTTTCTCTGCTGCTCTAATTTTTCCCATTATCTTCTCCTTTAATATGCTTTCCGACTTGCGAACACATTGTTTTACTTTCTTTTGCTATGCAATCCCCATATTTAAGTTCTATCTCTGCCTGTACCTTATGAATAAGTAATAACATATCATTTTTTCTTTCTCTCCAATTAGGACAACTTAACAAACCATCTAATCTGCGAAGTTTAGCATGAAATTTTATATTTTCTTCCGACCTGATTTCATCCTCTATAGATTCGCAATATTTTACAGTGTCTATGTACTTATCATAATCATCTGTGTTCTCATTAAATTTTCCAAAAAGTTCTTTTGCGTGGTTTTTACTCATATGTTATTCTCCTGTATACTCAAAATGTGCCATAGGTTTCATTTTAAAGTCATTCAACATATGCAATGTGTCAATCGAACGTTTCTTTGGCATGTCTTCAATTTCACCAGTTCTGATATACTTATCCAGTACATCATATGAAAATCCCAGGTTTTCTTCATCTGTCTTTCCACATAGACCGTCAGTTGGAACTTTTACAACCAAACGTTCCGGCAGTCCAAGCTCTTTACCAATCGCTTTTACTTCTGTTTTTGTCAGTGATTCCAGTGGCGAAAAGTCCCCTACTGCATCTCCATATTTTGTACTGTAACCAACATAGTTCTCAGACAAATTACATGTATTTGCAACACGCCCGTCAATCGATTGAGAAATTGCATACAGCATTACCATTCTCACTCTAGCCGGAATATTTATTTCTGTCTGATTAGAAACTTTAATTCCACTTTTAATGTACATAAGAGTCAACATATCCTCTACAGTATTACCAATATCAATAACACAATGTTCAATTCCCAGATGTTCACATAACTCATAAGAATAATCAATGTCATCCTGGCTGTTCTGTGGCATTAACACGCCGTATACTCTTTCTTTCCCTAATGCTTCCACACATAATGCAGCTACTACAGAAGAGTCAACACCTCCACTGATTCCAATTACAGCTTTGCACTGATTCCCATTTTCTTTGAACCATTCTCTGATCCACTCTACGCACTTATCTTTTACTTCTTTTGCATTAAAACTCATTATCAACCATTCCCTTTCTTATATTCTTTTTCCACTATTACAGCTATAATAAGCAATTTCCCCATTGTCTTCCAAATATCCAACGAAACGGTTAAGTAAAATCTTTTTTTGATTCATTCTCCAATCAATTGATCTTTTCAAATAATCCACATACTCTGGATTCTTACACATTCCCTTTCCTTCAACATCGGAAATTTTAGCCACATCCTGACCGTTGCATTTTGTAGTCTTCATGACGATATTGAGCGGACTTACGCAAGTATCATTTGATAAGTATGTGCCAATTCCGAATGCGACCTTTGCTTTCTTTGAGAAATGTCGGCAAATCTTATCTGCTCTCTCAAAATCTAGTGAATCAGAGAAAAGCAACGTTTTCGTCTTTGTATCAATTCCCAGTTTCTCGTAGTGCTTAATCATCTTCTCGCCCCATACCAACGGATCACCCGAATCATGACGAACACCAGAAAACAGTGTTGCGAATGTAAGCTGGAAATCTTCCAAAAAACAGTCGGTTGTAATTGTATCTGTCAGTGCTGTACCGTTCAAAACTCCATATTCCTTAACCCATGCGTCAAGTGCATACCAATTAGAATATGCCGGATTGTGCTTGTGATTTCCCTGTCCTACACACATAATCCATTCATGTGCCATTGTGCCAACTGGTGTAACTCCGTATTTTTTCGCAAGAAATACGTTTGAAGTGCCAATAAATCTTGATGCACAATGCGCCGTATCATTCAGGTGTGAGAACTTCTCAACAACAAGTTCTTGTGTTTCTGCAGATAATCTCCGGCGAAGTCCAAATTCTGAAAATGTACCACAATACCAATGACCGTTGCGAAGATTTGCATATTTATTATCCAGTCTTTTCTTGAAGCTACTTAACAGCTCGTCATAATCGTACTGCATTCTGAAATACACTTCATTTACAATAGCAAGTGTCGGGATTTCGTACATAGAAGTATTTAACCATGTACCGGCAGTTTCAATGACAAGTCCACATTCTGCATCATCCGTGATTGTGAAATCTTCATATCGTGGTTTCCAGAGTCTTAGGAAATCAATGTAAGATCCTTTGATCCACTTGATACCGTCCAGATAACTCAGTTCGTCTTCTGTAAACCGCAGCTCACAATATGCTTTAATCTGCTCTCTGATTTCTTCCACCATTTCTTTTGTGAAATGTACGTCTTTGTTCCGGCATTTGAAACTCCATGTTGTCTTGTAGTCTGAGAACTGATGATAAATTGCCTGTCCCATACTGAATTTATATAGATCGTTCTCTAATAAACTTGTTACGATTCTTCCTAACTTCATTTTCTCGCTCTCCTTTCACTCATACTGCCACCAAAGTTTCATTATTATTTTTCTTTTTGGTTGTAATATAATCCCCAACTATTTGACTATTCCAACAGATTTTACAATCCTCAAAACATCCGTGACCATTATCGCAAAGCCTTGTCATTTCTGTTTCGATGCCAAAGTTACAAGGACAACAATCAATAAATAAATTCCGCAAATCTGCGTTTGGAAACTTTTGTAACATAAGTTCTGTAAATGTCATTGTAATCGCCTCTCTCTTTGTACTATATATAGTATTTGTACAGCATTTAAAACTATATATTGTATTTATTTTGCAATAAAAAACTGATTTTATTTATTCCTCATACACCTGTAATGTGCCATCT